CGCCGCTGATGCTGGACAAGATCGTCTCGGCCATGGACGGCATCTACGAGGCCATGGCCCAGCTGAAGGACGTGGACGCCCGGGGCGACGTGTACGAATACCTGCTGTCGAAGCTGCAAACCGCCGGCGTCAACGGCCAGTTCCGCACGCCCCGGCACATCATCCGCATGATGGTGGATATGATGGCTCCCCGGCCCGACGAGCTGGTCTGCGAAAAAACCCTTCCCGCTTTGATACAAATAAATGATTCGGCGAAAAAGGCGAAAAAGACGAAGCCGCTGGCGGCATAAGAAAACATCCCGAAACTCGCATGAGTCCCAGGATGTTTTCTTATGTCGCCAGCTTTTATGCTCTGATTTCCACCCCATTGCGGAAGGTGAATCGGATGTCATCACCGGCATAGACGGTGGCATGATCCAGCAGCGTTCCCCACAGCTCAGGGCTGAATTCAGCCAGCGGCTTTTCGAGACTGTTGAGGGTTGCAATGAACTGATGAGTCGCCGCCTTTGCCGAAAGCATATCGGCGATGGCAGCGGCGGCTTTATCGTGCTGTTCTTTGAGGGCGGCATAGCGCTCAGCCAATTCGTCATACCTCTTTTGGTATTCAGCCTGGTCAAGGGCCACCCGCGCATTTTCGCTTATCGCCGCCTGCATCATGTCAGAAAGGATGCTCATTTCATCGAGCAACCGGGCCTTCTCCGCTTCGAGGGAAGTTGTGTCGTACAACTCATCTGTGGTGCAATTCATATCGGCGATGATCTCATCACGGCAGGCAATGAGCTTATTCAAAGCCGTGGTGAAATGGAGCTTCAACTGTTCCTCCGTGACGTGCGGAGTCGAGCACTTGGAACCCGCCTCATATTTCCTGTTGCACCTGAAGATGACCCGGCGGTATCTGGCCTGATTGGAATGCCAGACCTTTGAGCCGTAGTAAGCGCCACATTGACCACAGACAATTCGGGAAGCGAAGATGTCCACACCGCTGTACCGACCCTGCTTCTCCTTGCGCCGGATCAGCTCCTGCTGAACCAGCTCGAAGGTCTCAGGGGCGATGATCGCCTCGTGGTTGCCTTCCACATAATACTGCGGCAGTACACCCTGGTTGAGCACCTGCTTTTTCGTCAGGAAGTCCTCGGTGTAATACTTCTGCATCAGGGCATCGCCTTTGTACTTCTCGTTGGTCAGGATGCTCCGAACGGTGCCCTGCCACCACTTCGTACCGTGGCGCGGCGTCGGGATGCCCATCTCGGTCAGCTTCTTTGCGATGGCATGAGGCGTCAGCCCTTCCAGGAACCATTCATAGATTTTCCGAACAATCCTGGCCTGCTCCTCATTGACCACCAGCTCCCCGTGGGGGCCGCGCTCATAGCCGAGGAAATGGTCGAAGGGCACGGAGACCTTGCCGTCCGCCATCCGCTTCCGCTGACCCCAGGTCACGTTCTCGGAGATGCTGCGGCTCTCCTCCTGGGCCAGACTGCTCATGATGGTGATCAGCAGCTCGCCCTTGCCGTCGAACGTCCAAATGTTCTCCTTCTCGAAAAAGCACTCCACACCGTGCTCCTTCAGCTGGCGGATGGTGGTCAGGCTGTCCACTGTGTTGCGGGCGAACCGGCTGACGGACTTGGTGACGATCAGGTCAATCTTCCCGGCCAGCGCGTCCGCCACCATGCTTTTGAAGCCCTCCCTGTGCTTCGTGCTCGTACCCGTGATGCCCTCGTCGGTGTACACGGAAACAAAGCTCCAGTCGTCCCGCGCCTTGATGAATTGCGTGTAGTAATCAATCTGCGCGGCATAGCTGGTGAACTGCTCATCGCTGTCGGTCGATACCCGCGCATAGGCGGCGACCTTCCGCTTCTTCGGTGTGGATATCGGCGATGTAGTAAACCGACTGACCGTCGGTGGGATGGTTACGACTTTTCTTTTCTCCAATTTGCCCCGCGCTCCTTTCTCAACTGTTTCATGTGTTCGCTCATCTGCTGCCTGCGCTCCGGCGAATATGTCCGCTTGGGCTGTGCTTCAAACCGTGCCCGGCGCTCCTCTGACCACTTCGATAGAGGACGACGAGTATCCCATTTCCGTTCTACCTTGCTTCCGTCCTTCAGGATGAAGGTGACCACCGTGCCCGCGTCAACCTCAATGCGGTCAACCCGTTCCAGGAAGGCAGCTTCATCAAAGGCGGGAAGCCCGAGCACCTCGGCGCTCACCTCGCGCAGCCTGTCATCCCGGATTCCCCGGACGCCACATTCGGTTGGGTGCGGGCAGCGCCAGTAATGCGCCTTCCCGTCAGGGGCTGTGGGGCTGTGCTGCGTTTTGTGATTGAGGTTGTTCCCGCATACCGCGCACTTGATTTTGGTGGTGAAGCACGTCACCCCGCTGCGATTCGGCGCGTGGTTCCTCCGATAAGCAGATGCTTCGGCCCGGTACTCCGGCGTCCAGCAGTCTTTCTTGGATGTATTGACCCATTGCCGTACTACCGTCTGGCCGTCCCTGAAGTGGAAGGTCAGCTCCTTTGCCCCAGTGACGGTGATATGGTCGATCTTGTCCATAAAGACCTGCTCGTCAAAGGCGTCGAGCTCCAGCGCCCCGGCGGTTTCATCGAGCAGAATCCTGTGAGGGATTTCCTTCCCGGCGCAATGTCCATCCTTCTTCTTGCGCGTTCCGCACGACCAGCTTTCCACCATCTCCGGCATGAGCGTCCGGGTGGCCCTGTTCCTGCGGGTGCTGTGCATATAGCTCTGTCCGCAGATGCCGCACTTGATCTTGCCGGTGAAGCAGCAGGTGTTCAGCGCCTTGTTCGCCAGGGGGCCGAGCTCCTTCCGCCGGGCAATCTCGGACTGGACATAATCGAAGGTCTCCCTGTCGATGATGGCCTCGTGCGTATCGGGAACATAGTACTGTGGAAGCTCCCCGCGATTCTTCTTCCGTTTCTTGGTGATGGGGTCTGTAATGTACTCCTTCTGCAGCAGCAGGCTTCCCGTGTAGGTGACATTGGTCAGAACGACCTTGATGTTGGAATCCACCCATCGGCAACCCTCGCGGGTCGTGATGCCCTCCGCCGCGAATTCACGCTCGGTCTCAAGGCGCGATTTGCCGTCCAGAAAATTCTGGAAGATGCGCCGGACAATGGCGGCTTCCTCGGGGATTGGAACCAGCACGTCGCCCTCCCAGCGGTACCCGTAGACACGGAAGTGCCCGTTGGGGATGCCCTGCTGCATGCGCTTCCGGGTGCCCCACTTGACGTTTTCGGACAGGGAGCGCACCTCCTCCTGAGCGAAGGATGCCAAAAGCGAAAGCATCAGCTCACCGTCGTCGCTCAGTGAGCTGATATGTTCCTTCTCGAACTGAACCTCGATGCCCAGCTCCTTCAGATGCCGGACGGTTTCCAGCAGGTCTACCGTGTTCCTGGCGAAGCGCGAGATGGACTTCGTGAGAATGATGTCGATGTTGCCCGCCTCGCACTCCGCCAGCATCCGGGCCCGCGCTGGCCCCACGTGCCCGCCTTACGGCGCGGTCGAGGGTGAACCCGACCGGCGGCGAAAAGCCCGCGACAGGGGCAACGTCGCGGCCACGTTGGGGCGCGAAAAAAGCGGCCAGCGCTTGGCTGAACCGCTTTCAAATCAGGTGGGATTGTGTTTAATCATTCCTTTGGCTCCGGGTGTACCATCGGCGGTGTGTCATCCAGGATTGCCAGCATGAGCCGTGCGCCCAGCTTGATGCCTGCCGCGAAATCCTCCCGGCGGGCGATGTCAAACACGTCAGACTCCGCTTTGGAATACGCCCGGAGCAGCTGTTCCTGTTCCGCGTTCAGTGTGGCCAGGAGCTTTTCCTCCTCGTCCACCAGCCTGTTCACCGCAGCCTCGTAGGGAGTGCCCTTCTCGAACATCAGGCTCACACGGGTCATATCCTCGTCGAAGAGCTGATAGAATACATTTTTCACGAACAGGCCCCCTTCGTCACTTCCCGTGCTCCAGAAGGTCGGCGGCGATCTCGACGCCCTCTTCGGTGTGCCGTAGCCGCAGGATCAGCTCGCCGTCCGCCACGCTGTACTTCGCCTGGAAGGGCTGCTCCCAAATCTCCGTCAGGCCGGGGCACCTCTTGAAGGCTTCCCAGCGGTAGGGAGTGAAGCTCGCGCCGGGCGCTTCCCGCGTCCAGCGCTTGTACAGGTCAATCAGGATGGGCCCGTGCTCTATGGCGATGCGCTTCCAGACCTCGGTGCCGGGCAGCGCTTTCAAATCGCTCTCGGGGCGGGGCGTTCTGAACATCGCCCACATCTCGGTAGGCAGCGGGTTGTTCATGAAGTCCAGCATCGCCTCGGCAGTGCCACACTCGTCACAGATGTAGATGCCCTGGGCGTGACGGCTCAAGGCGTTGGTGTGCAGGTTGGGCTTCATGGTGTCCCGCCCGCAGCGCGGGCAGGGCATCCACTCACCGGCGGTCTGCCGGTCTTTCAAATCGGCGAGGGCTCTCTCGATGCGCTCATTCATTGACGGCCACCTCCTTCTCCGGCGCGACCGCAGAGGGCTTTGCCTCTGCGGTCGGCGCGGGGGTCTCGACGATGGGCTCCGCAGCTGCGGCGCGCTCGGCTTCCCGGCGCTCCTGGCGGATGGCGGCGTACTTGTCCTTGTGGTTCTGCATCTTCGCGCCGTTGGAGAAGGCGCAGTAGCCGTGCAGGTGGTGCAGGAGAATGTTCCGCTGCTCCTTCATCTCCGGGCCCTTGTAGCCCATGCGCTGCAGCCAGATGTGAGCCGTGTACTTCTCGGCTTCCTCCTCGGGCTGGATGAGCTCGGGGAACACCCGCGTTGCCGCCAGCGCCGCCTGCAGGATGCGACCCTGCAGCCCGGCGAAGGTCGTCCACTTGATGGGCTCCGCCTCATAGAAGGGGAAGGTCATGCTGAACTGCCCGGCTTCGAAATTGAAGCCCTTCAGCCCCAGAACCTTGTGGCTGTTCAGCAGCCGGGTGAAATCCTCGGGTGTGGCGGGCAGCGCTTCCTTCAGCGCCTCCACCAGCTCCTGCGGAATGCAGATGGTGTTGCCGCCGGTCATCAGGTTCAGAATGTACTGGCGGGAGTAGAGGGTGTAGGTCAGGTTCCGCAGCTGCTCCACCGTGATGTCCGGCGCGGGGATGGTGATTCGCTGTCTTCCGTCTGCGCTGTCTCCGGCGGGCTGCTCGTCCTCTTCGGAATCAGTAGCGTCGGTGTCGGGCTCCTCGTTGGTGTCCTTCTCGACGTGCTCGGCGGCGGGCTCCTCGGCGGGCGCTTCCTCCTCGGCGGGCTCCTCAGCGGCGGGCTCCTCAACCGGCGCTTCCTCATCAGTGGGCGCGTCCGCGTCCTCAGCCTGCGCCGCCGCCGCGTCCTCGGTGATGTAGCCGTTGCGCAGCAGGAAGGCCATCAGCGGGGTGAAATCGTCGCCGATAATGTTGCCGTAGCGGTCGACCGTGAACTCGCCAATCTTGTAGGCGTAGGTGGGCGTCCGCAGGTAGCGGGCCTCGGTGTGCAGCTCCTCGGCGATGGCTCTGGCCAGCGCCTTGCGGTCAGTGGTGTTCGTCAGAATCGTCATGGTGCTTTCCTCCTTCGTGTGCGCGGTCTGGAATTTGCCGTCCATGCGGCCCGCGCTTCAGGGTAGCGCCATATTCGCTCTTTCCGAGCCGGAAGTCAACGCCTCATGTGGCTATGGGCATGATAACTCTTTGAGCGGTTTTACACTTCCCAGGGCATCAGCTGATTCCAGAAATGGCCCAGGGTCGATACGCGGGTGTAATCCACATCCCGCAGCCCCAGTGTGCTGATGATGCCGTTGGGCGTCAGGTCGTAGTGTTTGCGAATCCACTTCACCAGATTCGGCCTTGGCACCTTACCGGTTCCAAACGTCTTCACGCTGACGGAGACAGGCTCCTCCACGCCAATGGCGTAGGCCAGCTGTACCTCGCACTTCGCGGCATAGCTGTGCCGCAGGATGTCCTTGGCAATCTTCCGGGCCAAGTACGCGCCGGAGCGGTCGAGCTTGGTAGGGTCTTTCCCACTGAAAGCGCCGCCGCCGTGACGCGCCGCGCCGCCATAGGTGTCGCACATCAGCTTCCTGCCGGTGACACCGGTGTCGGCGAAGGAGCCGCCGGTGACGAATCGACCGGTGGGGTTGACCAGTACACGAAAGTCCTTGTTCAGACTGTGCGCGTCCGCCACCTTCAGCATGATGTTCCTGCAAAGGTGGTACACGTCCTGGGGGTCAACATCTCCATGCCGTTCTCCACCAGCCAACGCTTCATCTGCTGTACGGAATTGGGGTTGCTCAGTTGCGTCATCTCGCGCATTAGTGTGGTGAGCTCGTCCCTGGAGCGGGCGTCCATGTGGATGGCGCTTTCCACCAGCGTGCCGTCGATGGCGATGCCACGGTCGTTGATCTCCTGATCGATGTGGAACTGATCCCAGACGTCCTCCGGCACAGGGAACCTGGCCAGACGCTGTTCAATCTCCATCTCGGTCTCCACGTCCCTCAGG